TCTCCCGCGCACCGAACAAATGTTCGCTTCCCATTTCTATTCTTTTCATGTTTTTCACTTGACAATAACACCAACATATGCATAACAAAATAGATCCTTGACAGAATGAACAAGCTATGCTAGCACGTCGAAAAGTATACACTGTACACATGTAATCTAGTCAACAATTGACTGGCCGTTGCTAAGTGTACACTGTATACTAATGCACCACTCATCCATAGAAAACGTGAATGAGACAACGCACGTATAACGTGCTATAATGGCCTTGTCGTTGAGGAGAAGGAGTGGAAGATGGCAATTTATATTGTTTATTGTTCTCAAGTACATGATGTTGCTAGGTTGTTTAACGAACTTGATCGCAATATAAATGCAATGGACAAGTTTGTTGGTATTTCGGGCATTAGAAAGTTTTCTTTTTTCGATATATCTATGTTGGTTAAGAAAATTATAGAATTGGATAAAGAAGGATATTATACAGTTATAGAGACTTAAATTAAGGAGGATACAATGAACGCATACGATGTTTCAAAAGTGGTAGAAGAACTACAGTCAATCAGTGATTACACGATACGTTTTATTCCAACGCAAGGCTATTATGTGTGCGAAGACGAAGCCAATGATCACTCTCTCATGGTTGGCGATTATGGCGATTGGATTGTTGATCTTAAAAGTTCTGTCGCTCGTTGCAATGCAATTCTCGATAGCGCTACGTTGACTATTTAGTGATTACGTCAAAGGGACGTAATAATAGAAGAAAGGATAAGATAATGATTACGAGGACGATTACTGAAAGTTCGGTGGTGTACACTACTGAAACGGGGGAGCGTAAAAGCTATGTCATGCATGGTAAGCTGACGGAGCAGAAGGCCCGTATTGTGATCGAGGAAATGGAGCATAAGCAGGTTATCATTAATAGCATTACGTATGACGAGCAGAAGTATGGTATGGATGCTGAAACGTTTGTTGCGAATGCAAAGCTTATTGAAAAGAAAGGTGAATAAAAATGGCTGAGAATATGATTGCGAAGGCAGATTATATTGAAGAAAACCCTGCTAACGAACTTGCTCAGAAGGGCGCGGGAGTTTATACGGGAGTTGCGATTAAGGATAAAAAAGACAAGGTTTCTCTCTTTAATTCGATCAGCTCTGCTGTTAGTATATGGGATGAGTTGGATAATAACCCTGATCTTGTTATTGATTGCGTTAACGTGGTTGCACATGCCACCAGTATCACTGACATGAACGATTCGGATGTTGAGTTGGATAAGGTGCGCGTTATTTTTGTCGGGGCTGATGGGCGTGCGTGGTCTACGTCGTCTGAGGCTGTGTATAGTGCGGTCAAGCAGTTGTTCGCGATCTTTGGCCAGCCGTCGGAATGGGAGGAGCCGTTGGCTATCAAGCCGGTAGTTGAGAAGTCGCGCGGTGGGAACAAGTATCTGAGTATTGCGCTCGCATAATCGGTTCCCTGGATGAAGGGGGAGAAATCCCCCTTCTTTTTTGTCTGAAATTTCGGAGGTGCGTTTATGGCACGAATAGATAATCGTATCGCGGAATTAGAGCAGAAAGCTAAAAGGAAATTATCTCGTATTAAAGCTAGGGGAATAAATACAGGATCTATTAATCCGATTAGGAATTATAGTGGATATACGACGCGGCAAAAAGAATCATATGCGAACAGGCTTGCTGGTTTTATCGACAATCCCGGTTACGTGGCTGGCGAAGACGGCACTCCGATATCGCGTCAACTCGTGCAACAAATTAGATACGCAGAACGTAAGACCAATCAATATAGAGCTAAGCGTTATGGTTACGCTGAAATACCGCCTTCGCAGCAAAAATCGTTGATGGGGGATATGACCCTTCAACAGTTTCAATTCATGGGCACACGGTTTAATCCTAAAACTAGAAGATACGAATATAATAGCCGTGCAGGATATGCTGGCTCATTGCCATTGCCGCCTCATAATATTGAGACTTTCCATAGCGAAAAAGCCGCGCGAGAATATTTAGAGCGGATCAACAGGATTAGAACTCCCCAGTATCAATCCAAGCAAATGGAAATGCTTATCGCGAACATAGCTAAACGTGCCGAATCAATGGATAGCGAAGCTTTGAGGGCTGAATTGAAAAGTTTGACGCCTCAGGAACTGGATGAGCTATACGCTAAATCTGATTTTGTGCAGCAAGTTTTTATTGATTCTCCCCCTCGGGCTAATATGGAATATATGGGGGAGCCAATTGAGCAGGCCATTGTTATTGAGGATCAGGAGAACTATCTGCTTGATCTTATCAGGCGCATTCGTCGGGGCGAATGATGGAGTATGTGGCAGACTTTGAAACGACGACAGATCGAAATGATTGTCGTGTTTGGGCGTGGTCGGTTTGCGAAGTTGCTGATGAGAACAATATATGGTTTGGGAATCGAATTGAAACGTTTGTTGATTTTATGCAAGAGAATAACGGAACGTATTATTTTCATAACGCAGTATTTGATTTTGAATTTTTGGCAGCTTATTTGATGGGTCAGCTTGGATTTGAATGTGCTGAAAAACTAAATACTAATAAATTTACGTTGTTAATGAGCGAGCAACGTAAGTTTTACAACGCTAAAATATGTTTTTCGAGGACGAAAAAAGGGAGTAATGTTTGTGAGATTAGGGACAGTTACAAGAAGCTGCCCTTTTCCGTTGATACGATTGCTAAGGATTTTGGTTTAGATTATCAGAAACTCGATCTAAATTATCAAGAATATAGAGAGCCAGGGCACGAGCTTACAGAGCATGAAATAGAATATATTTCAAACGACGTGAAAATCGTGGCCTGCGCATTGCGGGTGCAATTAGCGCAATCGTTGAATGCATTGACGATTGGTGCTGATGCGCTGAAGCATGCGAAGTCAACATTTAATTTTAAGAAATATTTCCCTGTTTTGCCGCTTGAATTGGATGCAGAAATTCGCAAGTCATATCGTGGAGGGTACACATATGTAAGTGACATTGCTAAAGGGAGAGTTATTGGCCCTGGATGTTGTTACGATAAAAACAGCATGTATCCGTCGATGATGGTACAACGATCTATGCCTGTTGGATACCCGACAATTTATGATGGGAGATACACTGGAGATAAATTGCATATACAGCGGATGCATGTGACAGCGAGATTGCGCGATGGATTTTTACCAACATTACAGATCAAACGCAACCCGCATTTTATGGATAATCAATATGTCGAGGAAATAGTTGAGCCGACGGAATTATGTTTAACGTCGGTTGATTTCGAGCTATTTAAAGAGCATTACATTGTTGACGTGGTAGAATATCATGAAGCTTATGTTTTTAAAAGTGCGAATGGAATTTTTGATCCGTACATTGAATACTGGATGCATGTTAAAGAAACAAGCACTGGAGCTATTAGGATGATAGCGAAGCTTATGCTCAATTCGCTGTATGGCAAGCTTGCAACTAACCCTGATGTAACAGGTAGAACATGCATGATAGATGCAGACGGGGTTGTTAAATATCCTGTGTTTGCCGAGCCTGAATACCGCGATCCAGTGTATACTGCGGCCGCAGCGTTTATTACGGCGTATGCGAGACAAGACATTATCAGCCATGCGCAGAATGAGTACAATAGATTTTTATACGCTGACACTGACAGTCTGCATTTGGAGGGGCTGGAAATTCCAAGCGGCCTTGAAATTCACAAGACGAAACTTGGCGCTTGGGATCATGAATATGATTTTGAAAAAGCAAAATATCCGAGGCAGAAAACGTATATCGAGGTTGTGAACGGAAAGAATCTTGTGAAGTGTGCAGGGCTTTCGGCGGATATGCGTGATCAGGTGAGGTTTGAAGATTTTGATATAGGCTTGGTTGTCCCAGGAGGCAAGCTTGTGCCGAAACATGTGCCAGGCGGTATTGTGCTGGTCGAGTCTGATTTCACCATCCGTTGATTTGATGTTTTCTGTTGACAATAGGCAGTTAGCGTGTTAAATTGAAAACGTAGTGATGGCTATGGCGTTCGCGGAGTGGGAGTGCAAGCCTGGACAGCCCGCGGTAACACGCGCCAGGATGCATGGCTTAGCTGGCAGCTCTACAGTGCATAGCATCAATCACTCGGATATTTGGGGGCGGGCAAACCGCCCCCGCTTGATGGAAGGAGAGCTGACGTGGAGAGGCCCGTAGAGATTATCCAGCGCATCCGTGAAAGCGCGTGGGAAGACGGCCCGCTTGCTGCTGATGAACTAGACAAGTATTTCGATCAGTGGGACGATGAGAACTTGACGTCTCAGCAGGTGGCTGATCAGCAGGCAGCGCGTGTTGTTGAGTTGGAAAAAGAACGTGACGAGTACGACAAGAAATATGATGATTTGCGTACTCGTTATGATAAGCTGCTTGATAAGAATTATGAGCTGATGATGAATGGCGGCGCATCGTCTGCGGCAGACGTGGACGATCGCAAGGAAGATGACGATTCGGGCGAAGATCGAGGCATTGATTATGATGATCTCGATATGACTCGTCGGAAGGATTAAACATGGCAGAGAATAATGCTACTATACTTAATAAAATCTGGTTGAATGGCTCTACTAATTACCAGCAGAACGTGCCGCGCGTGACGCAGGGTAACATTAGCCAGACTGTTGAATTTTTTCAAAATCCGAATTCGCGCCCGTTTTGGAACGAATTTGTTGATGCACTTGTGAATCGAATTGGTGAAGTCGTCATTCGTTCGCGTCGTTGGGAAAATCCGCTTGCGCCGCTGAAGCGTGGCATGTTGATGTATGGCAATACGATTGAAGAAGTCGGCGCGAATCTGATCAAGCCGAAAACGTATGATCCGTGCGCAATTGATCTTCTTGATTGTAACCCGCCTGAATTCAAGAGCGCGTTTCACCATCGAAATTTCGAGTGGAAATTTCCGATCACGGTCAATGAAGTCGAGCTTCGCCGTGCATTTTTGAGTGAGTACGGACTTAACGATTTCGTAAATTCGATCATGGATATTCCGTATAACTCCAACTCGCAAGCTGAGTATGATACCATGGTCAATCTGTTCGCGACGTACGAGCAGAAATGGGGCTTTTACAAAGTTCAAACGCCTGATTTGTCCGTTGATACTGATATTACTACCAATGCTCGTAAAGTTCTGCGCTTGCTACGCGCATACACTCGTCGTCTCAGTTTCCAGCGCCCCTATTACAATGCATACGGGTTGCCGGTATTCTCGCGGCCTGAGGACATGCTGCTTATCATGACGCCTGATGTTGAGGCTGCGATCGACGTTGAGGGTCTGGCCCCGCTTTTCCATTTGGAGCCCGCCGAAATGCAGACTCGCCAAGTCATCGTTGATGAGTTCCCGGTTAACGGTGCGCAGGCAGCGCTTGTTGATCGTGATTGGTTTATTTGCGCTGATTCCGTTTTTGAAAATACGAGTTTTTACAACCCGTCGACGCTGACCACCAACCATTGGTTGCATCACCAGGGGATCATGTCCATGTCGCCGATGCTCAATGCGGTGTTGTTTACGCTTGAGGGGGGTACTGGCTTGACGACTGTTACCGTCACTGTTACTGGTGCGACGATTGCATTTGCTAAAAAAGAGGACGGCACGACTCCTGAGTTCGCGCCTGTCGGTGAAGATACGCAGCTCGAAGTTACGGCTACCGGTACCGTCGCTCCCGAAGACTCCGATGTGCATGTGCCCGATGTGCATGTGCCCGATGGTGCATATCTCACGATTACGGCGTCCGACAAGGCGCTCGCACCTCACACGTATGTTACCAATGATGGTGTGCTGCATGTTGACCCTGATGAGACGGCGACCAATGTTACCGTCCAGGCTACGCTGTCGTATATCGATCCTGATAATCCGATCAGCGGTCAGACTCCGAAGACCACATCTATGGTAGTTGGCATTGGCGCCAAGTACGTTCCGCCTACTGAGTAGCCGCCGCAATCTCTACTCCTCGACAATATGCGGCAGGCGTTGCCCCCATGCGTTTGTGCAGCGCATGGGGGCTTTTTGAAAGGCGGTGGAAATGCAAGATTTGCCGAATTTTCCGGGAGTCCCGGAAAATATTTATGAATATCAAAACAATTTTAATTATCAGTTATGGACTGAGGATACTACAGTCACGTTATGCAATGTTCCATGGGATATGTCATATCGTGATATTGTCAAGTTTGCAAATGATGCAGAGCGAGACGCATATTTTAATGGATTGAAAAATTCGCTGCCTTTTCAATTGACTACGAAGGTCATTCTGAAATATGGCGATCCAGTGATGATCCCTAAGCCTTTTAACTCAGCAAACGGTTACAATTATCTGCATGTACATCAGCCGCTTTTTCCGGTGCCCGGTGAAGAGCCCGGAGCGCGCACTGATTATTTTTATTTTATTACATCAATGGATTATATCGCACCGAACACTACGCGGCTAAATGTGCAATTGGATGTATGGACGACGTACGGAAACAGCGTGGAGTTTGGCAATTGCTATTTGGAGCGCGGGCATTATGCCATGCAGCAGTTGCCAGCTCCAAGTGATTATCTGTCAAGTCCGATATCTAACCCTGTAGCTGTGTTGCCTGAGGGATTGGAGATCGGAAACGATTATGAGATTGTCAATATCAAACATGATAGTTGGATGACTTCCGGTAATCCATTGTATGTGATAATTTCATCGACCGCTGATTTGACGTTGCAAAATTGGGGAGATATCAACGATCCAGAATTAGCGACAGCCAAAGGATCGATTATTAATGATGTGCCCAGTGGCAGCGAAGTATACGCCATTGATGCATCGCATTTCGAAAGCTTCATGAACGCAATTTCACAATTTCCATGGGTCAGCCAATGCATACAAATAATCACTGTTGGATCGGCACGGTTTTTGCAATTTGGAGATAGCATTACAATTCGTGGAATTCCAGCACGTAAACTATCCGCGTCGTCATACGGGGGCAATACGGTAAATTATGCAATTAATGTAGATAGTTGGCATATTCCTGACCGTTATAAAAATCTTACTAAATTTTACACGTACCCATATAGCGCGATAGAACTAACTGATAATTCGGGACAGGCAATTGTTTACAAGCCTGACGCGATGCAGTTATCTTCAGATGGATACGCATTTTTTACAATGGGTTTGGATACTCCTCCATTTTCCGAATATGTGATGTTTCCCAATTGTTACAATGGTCGAGAGAGTGGTGGTGATACCAGTTTCACAGCGTACAAGATGAGCGGGCAATCGCAAGTGATAAACATGGAGTGCGGGGAATTCATGGACGCAGCACTAGTGTTCTCGAATTTTCCGAGATTTTCTGTCGTCAATGACAGTTACGCATTGACAATTGCGTCGTCCGCGCGTAGCCGTGCATATGCATATAGCAATGCAGGATGGTCGCGCGACAAGGCCATGATGGCTAATCAACTAGGCTATGATCAATCTTCAGCAACTTTGCAAAATGCGCTCATGAATTCGGGGGCTGGAATTCAGGCAAATACCGCGCAGAATGACGTGAGGAATATGACAGCATTGGCAGGTGGTTTGCAGAGCGCCGCTAACTCGCTGGCATCTGGAAACGTTGCATCATCAGCGCTTGGCATTGCAAACGCTGCTGCCAGTACAGCGATACAATATACGGCTAACAATCGCAGCACCGAGATTAGCAACATGTTAGCGTCGCAAACTGCAACCAATAATTACAACACGGGAAAATACGTTGCAGATACCAACTTGTCTTATGGCAATTTCGCAGCTCAAGGAGATTATCAGCAAGCAATTGCGGCCATCAATGCGCAGGTGCAGGACGCCGAAGTTATCGCGCCGTCTATTTCAGGCAATGCTGGAGGCGATGCGTTGATGATCGCCAAGGGGTATTTCGGCGTGACGCTTAAAATCAAGCGTATCAAAGATGCGTTTCTTCGCACGGTTGGCGAATACTGGCTACGTTACGGATATGCTTACAATGGCTTCGTAAATGTTCCCGCGTCTTTGATGTGTTGCAAAAATTTTACCTATTGGAAAATGACGCAATGTTATATTTTCTCGTCATCGGTTCCGGAGGAATACCGGCAAACGATTCGAGGAATTTTCGAAAAAGGCGTGACCGTTTGGACTGATCCTGCTAAGATGGGACGAATCGACGTGGCAGACAATGAGGTGATCCGATGAGCCGCAAGCGAAAGAAAAACAGCATATGCGGGTATGGCGATGACGTTTATTGGCAGTCGGCAGACCTCAACTACCGTCAATATCTGCACTATTATTATATGATGCAAGATATCATGATCAACCGTTACAAGTGGCTCAATCTTCCGGACTCTATCGATGAGCGGTTTTTGGAAATGACACTTTTCCGCAACGGCGTCGCTGTAGTTTTCAAACCGTGGTTCACCGACAAACTTTTAGGTACGCAAGTTACGCCGTCGGGTCGATGGAACCTGTATGACAATCCAACGGAATTGACTTCGTGGGGCAATAACGGATGGTCGTATCGTATGGGCGCTGACAAGGGCGTGCCTATTTGGGCCAGCAGATCGCGCAAAACCGACCATTTGACCGTATCGGTGTATGCGGAGCGTCTTACTCGTTATGATCGGATCATCGACGTTAATATCAACGCAATGAGAACGCCTGTTCTGATCACATGCCCGGAAGAAAAGAAACAGTCAATCCAGTCATTGTACCAGCAGGCGCAGGGTGGTGAGCCGGTGATTTTCGGATTTTCAGGGCTTATGACCGACGTCAATGTCGGAGTTTTTAAAACCGACGTGCCGAACTATGCCACGGAACTTATGCTTAACAAGCATCGCACGCTTAATGAATTTTACACGTACGCTGGGGTTGACAACGCCAACCAAGATAAAAAAGAGCGGGTTGTCACCGACGAGGTGCAAGCTAATAACGGACAAGTGGAGATTTCGCGATTGGTCGGGCTGAACGCGCGTCGCGAAGCGTGCGATATCATCAACCGACGCTATGCTCGATTGCTTGACGCTCCTATTGAGGTCGTCTGGAATCATGACAACGCTTCCAACAATTATGATTTCTTCGCAAACGATATGATCAGCAACGATATTGAAGACGGAGAAGGGAGGTTGTAATGGCCGTTTTTACCATAGAATTTGGCGAACTTGTCGATGACGGTTTCGATCCTGGCTTCAACGATTATCCGATTTTCGATGAATCGTATCGCCAGCATCTTAACGATTTAATAGTCATGTGGTTTCAATTTCGCGAAATATGCATTACACCCCCTGCTCGATTCGCTGTGTATTTCAAGCGTCGCATGCAATCGATCATGCCGTATTACAATAAGATGTACGAAACTGTTGTAATGGACGTTAATCCATTATACACTATGCAGCAGACAACTGAGAGCCACACCGAAAATGCAGCAGAAACTGAGGCCAATCGAGAAAGCAATCGCGACGAAAGCACTCAGGGAACATCGAGCAATGAAGACAAGACACGTAGCGTTTTCTCTGCAACGCCTCAGATGCAGTTGCAAGGCAACGAAGATTATGCCACGAATATCACTGACGCACAGGGCAACGCAAGCGGCACGAACGCGGGAACGTCGAATGCGAAAACGAAGGATTACACGAAAAGTGCGGATAAAGCATTGACTGACTACACGGTAACAACTGCTGGTTATTCTGGGAACGTCGGCGTAATCCTCGATGAATACAGGCGCTCGCTTATCAACGTTGATTTGATGGTGCGCGATGAATTGGACGATCTTTTCATGCAGGTGTGGACGGCGAATTACAGCGGATTTTAGGAGGCATTATGGGAGTTACGTATCCGTGTGGCGTCACGGGGTGGACAGGGTTTTGTTATCCGCGTGTTTTTTTGAGAAGCGCACCATACATCCCCAAGATATATTATAATGTAATCAGCGAGGAAGAACGAATCAAGGCGATCTGCGATGCCATAGATTCGTTTGCATCTGAACTTGCAGGTTACATGACAATCGATGAGTTCAACGCATTTTTGATCGAACTTGAAAATCAGCAGAACCAGCAAACGAAAATGCTGCAAGATTATGCGGATCTCGGCGATGAGAACGTTAAGAACGAACTCATGGCAGAAATTGAAAAGCTGCAAATCGGCATGCTGATCTGGGACGTGACAATTGGCAAATACAACGATGGCAAAGAAGCAATGCGCAATCTCTATCGTTGGCTGTCATTGCAAGCTGCAACAGTTCGCACTCTTGGAGACAGTGAATTGACAGTTGAAACGCTCGCGAACAGCGGGCTTAACGTGCGAGGTGTTGCGGTTTACAGCGGATCGCTTATGGGCGAAACGTGGAAGCCTGATGGAATCTACTACCAGGAGGGAAACTAACATGGCATCTATTTACACTCCGAATTATGATCTTGATTTGTACGCAGAAAATGACAAGCCCGATCTCGCAGATCAGTACAACGCTGCGATGGGAAAAGTTGATACTGAACTTAAAGATCAATCTGATAAGATTGTAGCTGTTAACAACAATATTTCCACGATCAACTCTAACGTGACTGCGTTGCGCAACGATCTTACCGCGACGCAGGGAGACGTGGCTACCAATTCTAACAACATCAGCAAGCTGCAAACTGCAACTAGTGGTCTTCGCACTGATCTCACTACCGCACAGGGTAACATTGCAACGAACACTGAAAATATCGGCCAGTTGCAAACTGACACGACCGGTCTTCGCAAAGATCTCACGACGGCGCAGGGAAATATTACTACTAATACTAATGATATTAAGAAGCTGAATAGCAAGTTCCCCGTATCAATTGCCAATGGCGGCACTGGTGCTACATCCGCAGCCGCTGCTCGCACGTCGCTTGGTGTTAATCTCGTTAATCTTGGCGTCAATGCGTCGGCTAAAGATCTTAACATGACGGCGGGGCTTACTGCAAATGCACAACAGCAGATTAATGACGCAGCAAATCGTATTGGATATACCAGCCTCGTGGAAAATTGGTCTGTTAAATTATATAACAAAGGGGAATTGTTGAGCAACGGAGCTTTACTTGTTGCAGCAAACGCCAGACTGTATTTGCATGGCAATACGCTATGGAAGTTTGATTCATTGATCCAATTTGATGCAAAAACAACTCAGCCTGCTCTCTCTATCATGCCTGGCACCACCTATTATGCAATCAAAACATTAATAAAGATGCCTATTACTCCGTCCGAAGCTATGATATTCAATGGAGTTGGTATCGCTCAGAATGCGAACGCTGCTAGTAATCAAACGTGGCAGAATATTTTAGCAAATGGAATTGGAACCGATGGTTATTTGTACATTGGAATAAATATTGCTGGTGGACCAGGCCCATGGAATGCCAACTACGGTAGAATTAATATCATGTCAATCCAGACCCCACTATCGCTCATTAATCTTAATGCGCCGGTTCCTCCTGATCCTGTAGATACTTCCATCATGGCACTTGCTAATTTCCCTGTTGATTATGTCCCCGACCCTGTTTATCCTGAGTGAGGTAATCATGGATGTTAACACCCTTATTTCTCTTATTGGTAGTGTGGGCTTCCCTATCGTGGCTTGCGTGGGCATGTTTTATCTCTATGACCGTACCCTTAAAGATTTTACCGCCAGTCTTAAAAGTATTACTATTGAGATTGGAGAGCTGCGTGAAGATTTTAAGGAGCTATCGAGCGAGCTAAAAGACTGTATGGCCAGTATTGGCGGGAAACATGCTTAGAGGAGTTGATGTTTCGTCGAGGCAAAAAGATTTCCAAATCCAAGATACTGCTGCCGATTTTGTCATTTCAAAAGCAACCGAAGGACTTACTTATGTCAATCCATATTGTGACGGCGTAATTCAGCGTGCTATAAAATCTAATAAACTTTTTGGATTCTATCACTTCGGCAGGAATAACGACCCTATAAAAGAGTGTGATTGGTTCATCAAAAATTGCGAGGGTTATTTTAATCACGGAATTCCAATATTAGACTGGGAAAAAGATCAATCTGTTGAATGGGTTAACGAATTCGTGTGCCGAGTGCATGAAAAAACGAGAGTGTGGCCATGGATTTATGCGAATCCGTGGAGATTCAACCAGGGTGGCGTGGAATCCAATTGCGGGCGATGGATCGCCCAATATCCCAAGCCAAAGCAAGTTATGACACTTTACGATGACCCGGGGGATCATTTAGAAACGGATGGCCGCGTATGCTGTTGGCAATATTCAGAGCTAGGCGCTGTAAATGGGTGGGATGCTAGCTTAGACCTTAATCATTTCTTCGGAGATCGCAGCGCGTGGGAAGCATACGCTCATGCAGTTTCCGTAGATGCGCCTACCAATCAGTCAATTTTAGAAAATAATGATTATAAGGTTGTAATTGAAAAGAAATAATGCTATAATATATTCATGATAGCGAGCTTGCCCGGAGAGGCCAAAACGGGGCGATAGACGCAATCGACGGTCTATGGTGGCGACCAAGACCACGTAGGTTCGAATCCTACACTCGCTATCTTACGAGGTGAATTCTATGCCAAGCACGCAAACCATATGCTATTATGCCATGTACGTTATCGGCGAAGTCGAGAGCAATTGGAATTGGACAAGCGTTTATTACGTCGATCCAATAACTATTGGTATGATGCAATGGTATGGCACACGTGCGGCTGCTCTGCTTAATCGAGTGGAAGCAGAGCAGCCTACCGCCTATCCTGATCTCGCGCAATCATTGCGCGATTCTCTTGCACAGCACCCTGCAACAGACAGTTATTGGACGAGGCGCTATCTTACACAGGCCGAAGGCAACTCCATCGTGCAGGTTTTCAGCGCACAGGAAAACCATATCATTCAAGAAAATCAAGCGATCTCAGACTTCGAAGGTTACATTACAACGCTCGAAGGCTATGGCATGAGTCAATCAAACCCCAAGCCATTGATTTTCGCGATGGCCATGTGGCACCAATCACCTAGACAGTGCGGGCGTGTCATCCAAGCAGCGGGTGGCACGGCAACGCTGGAACGTCTATATCAAGTCTGCATGAATGATGGTGTTCTTGGAATTTACAAAAATCGATACAATACAGTAAAATCACGTCTCGATGCTTGGGATGGTGAGAGCAATCCGCCGGACTTCGGCCAAGTCGGCTCCCCATCTTATGGTGGCAATTCGCCGCAAATCGGTCAAGACGCAAATCAGATATCATACGTGATCCAACGTGGAGACAACTTGATATTGTTCGGACCAGATTATTATAAAAACGGTGTGATTTTTTACAAATCTACTGGCCAAACATGGATACCTGGTGTAAACAAAGACGGAACTCCTATCACTGGTGGGAATACTGGTGGTGGATCGTCTTCGGGGTCAGAAGCTCAGCGCCAAATCGTCGAGCTGTACACCTCATGGGTTGGTAAATTTGCATATTCACAAGGCCCGGGGAGACTTGATCCGATAACAAGTGGATACGGCGATTGCTCAAGCACTATTTGGTTCGCCTACCAAAAAGTAACAAGCATGGATATCGGCACGTGGACGGGTGCGCAAGTGGGAAAGGGGCGACAAATCGCGACTGGATCAGGGCCTAATCTTCCTCTGTCTTCGATGCAGCCGGCCGATCTGGTATTTTTCAATTGGGGAGATTACAACTCATCATTTGATCATGTCGAATTGTACATAGGAAACAACCAGTTCTGCGGCCATGGTTCAGGGCAAGGACCGACAATAAAAGCTGATGCGAATGTTTATGCGGGGCGTGCCCACGATTGGATGGTGAGAAGATATCTATGAGCGTTTACGTTGACTATCATCCACTTCTCACGCGCGGCGCATTTTGGAATTTTTTGACTGGGCATCGAAGCGCGGGAAAAACCTATGGCTTTAAGGACTGGGGTATTCGCGACTGGAAAAAACACGGAAACGAAATGATCTATCTGCGCCGCTATGAAAGCGAGCTGGAAGACAGGTACACGTTTTTTGATGATATCGCGGAAAAATATGAAAACTATGATTTCCGAACTAAAGGTTATACAATGCAGGCGAAAAAGGTGGGGAAGAATACCTCGTGGCAGAGAATGGGCCATTTCCGTTGGCTTTCCACCCAACAAGCGCGAAAGGGTGGAGACTATTCGAAATGCAATAAAATCATGTTCGATGAATTCATCATCGAGAACACGCGCAACATGCATTATCTCACCAACGAGGTCAACCAAGCCTTGGGATTTTGGCATACTGTCGACCGTCGCAGATTCTCAACGCGAATGATCTTTGCAAGCAATGCTGTTTCTATTGTCAATCCATATTTCGTCAAGTTTGGAATTTCAATTGATGACCTTAAAAATAAAGAATTCATCATGCGAGCCAACAATCGCGTATGCGTGCATTTATATCATAACGCAGAAAGTGAAAATGAGCTGATGAATTCAGCGTTTGGCGACCTTGCTAAAGCTACGGGCTATGATGATTACGCCATTGCCAATGAATTCATGGATGATACGGACACGTTTGTTTCATCGATTCCTAAGGACGCGCGTTATTGCTACGCCATTCAATATGGGGATCAGACGTTTTCAGTGTATCTTGATTCGAAAATGCTTCAATACTATGTGGGAGATTATGCCCACCAAACCAACAATGTATTCTGCTTGACTAAAAACGACATGACGCCAAATCTATTGATGATACAAAAATCGCACCCAATAATCAAGGCGTTACTTAACATGTATCGTCTGGGCAACGTCTATTTTTCGAGCGCGAAATGTAGAGAGCTGTTCTACGAAATGAGCAATGTTCTCAACTTGCAGTAATTATTTGTGAATAAAATCAATGAAAACTGCTGCTGACAAACCCAATATCAGCAGCAGCGCAAACATCCAAGCATTGTCTGTCATAGATTGATCTTAGTCCTTCCAATAGTAGCCGAAGCTATATTGTACAACCGCACCGCATTTCTAACCATGGTGTCAAATGATTTAGCCTTATGGGTGTTGCCATATTGATCGTACCACGTATAATCTTTACCTGAGTAGATTACTTGCGCCACCGTCTTCTCATCAACGATCAACCATTCTTCGCTATTCTCATCAGTGTAGATATAACACCAGGATTTGCCTACATACATAGCAACCAACACCACTTTCGTTTTCATCGCGTACGCTCGATTCCGATAAGCACAGTTCCAATGACAAGGCCAAAAATACCGAGAAACATCAATGCGTGGTAAATACTCACAAGCTCAGTGTAGGCTACGAACACGATCACAACGCTAGTACACATAATGACAATAAGGGATTTTAGAAACGAATCATGGCTAGTATCTGCGTAGCATTTATCCTCAAGCATTCCCAATCGATAACTGATATCACCAAGCACAATATCAAGATCATCAACAGGATTTTCGTTAGCTGTAGCGTGCTTTTCAAAAATTTCGTAATCATTCATTATGCCCCCTGTACGCCAATAACCAACATGATCATACTTATTACTATAACGCAACTAACCAACATGCACAATGTCCCAATCCAAAAATCTCTCCATGCATTCATTGTTTGCTCCTTAGATATGATTCACCAACATATTCACGAAACGTTTGCAGTTCTCTGATAGATCAATGTAAGCGCTGTCTTTGTATCCGATCACGCAGCAAATTCCGTCAATGTCTGCTACATAGCTATCTCCTTCGATTCGCACGCTGCAATTATAAATGTTAGATAGTACCTCAGCGTTGTCTTTCATTTTTTCAATCATTATAACTCCTTCCAAATTCGTCTAAGATTTCACCGTTTGGATAAATATATCGCATTGTCAATTTATTCGTGCTAAAACATTGCGCATAAAGCCATTTACCACCTTTATTCAGATCGGATATTATTTCTTCATATTTAACAAACTCACAATATTCAGCATCACATTCAATCTCTCGATTTACCTTGTATATTGTTACAATTTTCATTATTCATCCTTTTCTAGAAAATCAGCGATATAATACTTATATTGCCCTTTAATCATATCCAATGCTTTAATATAATCATCAGTATCATATGCTATTAACGAGAACATTTTATCATTATTTATTTCAATGAAATTCATCATTGCTTGATCTAACCTAAGTGACGCATAAACTTTCTCCACATCTACATCATTTGAATAATAAATGATAAATTTATTACTGCATCTTTTCATCTTCCACTCCTTCTCCTCAACGACAAGGCCATTATAGCACGTTATACGTGCGTTGTCTCATTCACGTTTTCTATGGATGAGTGGTGCATTAGTATACAGTGTACACTTAGCAACGGCCAGTCAATTGTTGACTAGATTACATGTGTACAGTGTATACTTTTCGACGTGCTAGCATAGCTTGTTCATTCTGTCAAGGATCTATTTTGTTATGCATATGTTGGTGTTATTGTCAAGTGAAAAACATGAAAAGAATAGAAATGGGAAGCGAACATTTGTTCGGTGCGCGGGAGA